TCGGGAACGGAGCCGGTTGGCCGGAGTCATAGTCTCGGTGATCTTCTCGATGGTGTCGGCCGCAGGGAGCTGGTTGAGCTTCATCAGATTGGAGAGGTCCCTGACGCCGGAGATGTCATCCATCTGCTCGATGAGGAAAGCGACGTGCGCCGGGACAGAAGCATCCAGCGGGGGCTCATAGAGGATCTGGGCAGGCTTGCCTGAGATGGGGTTATAGGAGAACTTCAGCCCAGGACGCCGGGTGTTGATCTTCCTCATCCCTCGACGGGAGAGAGCATTCTTGTCCCCCATGACACCTGGCTCAGCAACCCGTTGGTTGTGATCGTCGATGATCCTCATGGTCGAGTTGAGAGATTTCTGGAGCGGAAGGATGTCCCACAGAGGGGCCTTGCCCAGCCAGGTCCACGGCCACGGATCCAGGGTGAGCTTGTTGAGAGGAAACAGACCGTGCCAGAAGGGATTGGGCCCGTCGTACAGAATGGCCGTGCGGGTGAAGACCACCATGCGACGGCGGGGATATTTAGGCTGCCCTGGATCCACGATGTAGGACCAGTTCTTGTCCTCCTCCCCCATCCGCACAGGGACCGAGAGCTCGTTCACAGAGCCGTCCTTGACGTAGAGCGTGAACATATCCACGGTGGGGACCTTCTGGATGCGGTGAGCAGATCGCTGGGCCAGGAGATTGGCATGGAAGGGAGAGAGCTGGGCATTGAGGGAAGACATGAGTCGGTTGGACCTGGTGGCACCGACCATGGCCTGGTGAGACCCGTCCCGATCCGCCTTGATCAGATGGGCGCACTCGGGGTACAGATCGCGGACATAGTTGACCGTCCTCTCACGCCGGATGATGACCCCCAAGGCGTCTTGGATAGAATAAAATGTTGATGGGCGAATAGGTAGGACATCTCGTGGGTCTTCAGATAGGACATCAAGGTCCTGAGTCTCCTTGTTCCAACCAACGTGATGACACCAGCCGGTGCCTGCCGCGCAGGCGTATTTGATGGCGTCGGCAAAGCGGAGATCGATCATCCTCCCCTGCCACCAATGTTGGGAGAGCTTGCCCAGGATCTCTGCTGTTTCCTTGAAACGAGGGTTGAGGGTCCTGTAGTCCCAGAAGGGTTTAGTGTCTGTTAGGCCAGCGACTAAATTTAGAGCGATCTTGCCGAAGCGGTTCAGATTGGTCGAGGAGAGAACTCGGCCGAAGGGCTGATCGAACTCCCCATTGATGGCCTGGATGGTGGGGGCGATGCGGTCATACTGGGGCTGAGCTCGCAGGAAGGCCTCAGATTCGGTGATGGCATCCTTGGCCCAGCCGATGACACGGTGCTGGTAGGCCTCGGCGGGGACTCCGCTCATTCTGTCCTGGGTGAGATTGGGGATAAGTGAGGCCATGGTTTTAGCTTTCGTTCACTCTCATTCCCACCTCCTGCATACACTGCTTCCAGATCTCTCGCTTTTCTCGATCTGACTTGCCGGGGGGTGGAGTGGGTTTCTCTTGGTCAGCGGAGTTGCCAGGGTTGTAGTGCATCTTGTCGTTGCGGACCCCATGCTGTCTCTCGAACTTCTCTACGGAGCGCAGGGTAGGGAGCTCCTTGCGGACAAACCCCTGTTTGGCGTAGCGCTCAGGGACGGGGATGTCATTTCGGCCTGGGTAGCGGATCTCGCCGGTGGCGGGATTCTCGAACACCACAACTCGCTCGTTGGCGTGGACTGTGTGGTGAGCCTTACGGGTAGACTCATGAGGACAGAAGGGCCAGTCACCGACCTCCAGGTAGAGACCACAGTCGGGGCAGGGGGTGTGTCCCTCATAGGTGGGCTCGGTGCCGCTCATCTCGGGTTCTGCACCTTTACCAGGCGTTGACCACGAGATCCTTTGAGCTGGACAGGTCGGCCCAGGCGACGAGCTGAGATCTGGTGCTTACGGGAGACCTCGGCCTCAGTGACGAAGCGGTTCGATTTGAGCTTTGGGCGTGTTGTGGCCACAGCTACCTCCCCATCTTTTTCCCTTTACGCCCACGGGTTCGGACCATGTATTCGGCCCGCTGTTTGGAGGTCAGTTTTCTCAGGCTCCTCCTGCCTCCCTTCTTTGCCGCTGCCCCTTTCGCCATCCCCTTGGCTCCCTTTCTTGCTGCCTTCCCCATAGCCTTTCCCGCACCGGCCAGGATAGGAGAAACGACACTCGCCATCTCACCCTTACGGACTACAGATGCGGGGTCTAGTTTCTTCTTGTCTTCATAGCTTTGGTGGGCCATAGATCACCTCATATTGGCTGCACGTTCCAGGCCCTCGATAGCCTGTTTACGCAGATACTGTTTGAAGTCCATGGCCCTGGAGCACCGGCTCTTCAATCGAGTGAGGAGGGTGGGGGCCAGAGTGACCTGGGTGTTCCCCAGGCGAATGGAAAGTTGGTTGCGGATCCGTTTGAGAGCGTCCTCGGCCTCGTAGACGATCCGGCCGCCGGTCAGCTTCTCCAGCTCGGAGCGCTCTTTATCGTTGAAGTAGACCCCTCGGTTGGAGGAGTGCTGGCGGCACAAGAAGAGGCGCTTGGTGACGACCTCATCCAGGGTTTGGCCCTTCTCTTTGGCTTCTGCCTCGTACAGTTCGAGAACGTCGACAGGCAGGGTGAGGGACAGGATCTGAGTGTTTGGTGACATGAAAGCTCCTTTCAGTCACCAGTATAGACGGAACCCATCGTCATCTTGGATGACCTGTCCCAAAGGGCATCTTAGAAAGGGCAGAGATGGGCTCCAAGAACAGGATAACTTAATCGTCGATCAGGTAGGCGAAGCGGTCACTCCACGCCTCGGTCATCTTATCCACGGAGATATCGCTGGCCTGCCAGTTAGCAGTGTTGTCGGGCTCGGTCTCCATAGTGGTGACGGTCTCCACGTCCAGGGACCAGTCGTGGGCAGCCCAAATGGCCATCAGGAGGGCTCTGACGCGATCATCGTGCTTGCCGTAGATCGCCTTCCCCATCATTTTGATGGGATCCTCCTCGCAGTCGGTCATTTCCTCAATGAGGGGCTCACTGAAGAGCTCGATGCGCTCGTGGATGATGTGACGGGTGCCTCGGATCCAGAGGTCCCTCACGGTCTTCTCGTTGGAGTACCAGCCCAGGGAGGTGGTCAGCTTGGGGGTGAGCCGGTCCACATAGCGCCAGACGTAGATGTTGGTGTACCCGAAGCGGTTGATCATCTCTCGGAGGAGAGGGAGACCTGGCCCTGGCCACACTTCGGGGATAGCAAGGCACTGACCATCCTCGTTGTTGCCGCAGAACAGGCGTCCCAGGGCGTTGGCCAGGACCGCCAGGTCATAAGGATCCAGGGGACCGGCGTACTCGCACACCTGCTTGTCCTTCTCGCCGTCACGCCCCTTCTTGATGATCTCGATGGCTCCGTTGTCGGTGCGGAGGTCGTCTCGGGTGCGGAGCTCGCGGGCCCAGCCGGTGATGCCTTTGGTGGGATCGATTCCCATGAAGTAGGTGGCGCGGGGATCGGGGGGTTCATCGATCCAGATCAGGCCGCGAGGATCCCGATCACTGAACTCAGCATGGAGCAGGCTACCGAAGTTGCCGATGGGGAGGGTCTTGATGCTCATCGGGGACCGTTCTGGTAGGTGTCCATCAGATTGGGGGTGATACCGGCTGCCGCCAACACCGCAGAGATCGTTTTGGAGGTGGGTTTACCGGCGCTGACTTCCTTCTGCAGTTGTTTGAGAAGGTCGGTGCCCTCCAGTCTTTCCCTGATGATGACCTCCAGTGGATCCAGATTGCCAGGTATAGGGGCCTCCTTCTTGATCCCCACCCAGATTGCCGCCTGGTACTGACGGGGCTCTACACCGATCTCGGCCGCTTGGCGTTTGATGGTGGTCTCGATGAGTTTGTACTGCTGATCAGTCGGGGAAACACGCTTGTAACCGAAGGCCTTCTGCATCCAGCGGTCCACTGTCACAGCGTTGGGATCCCCAGTGAGATTCTTGTAGAAGTTGCCCACTTTGGGACCTGTCAGCTCCTGGCCTTTGATCGCTCGATTCAGATTAGCGATGGTGGGATCGAGATAGCCCTCGAATTTAGTTCCCGCCTTCCACTGCCCATAAGCCTTCATAGCCAGGGTGACATTGGCATCGGTGGTGGTGTTGGGACTGGTGGCGGCCAGGAACCTGGCAAACATATCGGCATCAGGTCCGAAGATGCTCTCCAGCTCCTGGTAGGTCTTGCCGTACCAGTCCTGGTGGGAAGCGCCTTTGCGGTAGAGGTTCCCCAGGCGGACGGCTGTGGGCAACCTGCCTGTGACGGATCCTCGAATCTTGTGTTTGATGATCGTCTGGGAGCGCTTGTAGATCTCGTCAAATTTCAAAGTAGAGATATCGGCGTGCTCTGAGAGAGCGTCGGCCATGGCACGCTTCCAGCGGGGAAGGGATTTGGTTCCCATGGCTATGAGGGAGGCTCCGACTATGTCCATGTCGGGTCCGGCGAGGGCGAGACCTCCACGTTGACCTTCGAGAAGGCGCAGGCCCCGATTGGCTAGATTATAAAAGCCTTCGGAGAGTCGGGATCCAAAGTCGCGTCTCTCCCTAAAGGCTTGCTGGGCTTTTGCGAATTCTCGGAGACCTTCGGTTCGGGTTTCTCCACCGAGGAATTTTCCTTCTCCTTGGTACCACTTATATTCTGCTCCGTATTCTTTGGCGACATTTTCAACTGCCTTTCTTGCCCCCCCTGTGTCATCGAAGACGAGGACCCTGGAACCCCCTCCTCTGGTGGGAAGCACTGTATTATAGTCTAGCCCATTTCTTGCCAGTGAGGCAACTGCCTCCTCCGGCCCGAGAGGGATCTCCAGGTCGTACATTCGGTGGGATCCGCCTCGACGTACCTGGAAGGGGATGGTCTGTTTCTGGTAACCGGCTCTTCCCGCCTGAGCAGCCATGGAGTCCAGGTGCTGAGGTGAGACAAAATCCTTGAAGATAACAGCAGCGGTCTCCTCGGCTCCATCCTCCCAGGTACCGATGCCGGGGATGGTTTCGACTTTGAGATTGGCCTCCTTGGCAAAGTCATCCAGCATGGATCGATAGGAGGCCAGTTTTTGTCCTGAGAGCTCTCTGACTGCTTTAGTCAGGGTGCTACCCTCCCTGATTGAAGGGGAAGCGAGGATAAAGGACTTGGGGCGCTCGATGGCCTCGGTGATCAGACGGGCAGGGCCCTGAGCCAGTCGAGTGAGGGTGGGGGAGCGCATGGCCCCCTGCAGAGCGGCACGGCCAGCTCCAATGAGGACCAGGGGATCTGTGGCGGCATTGGCCAGGATGTCGGTGGCCCAGTTGCCTGTCTCGAACTCGGGGGTGCCGAATGCGGCCTGTCGAATGAGACGCCCAGGCATGTCAGCGACTCGGGCCACTGCAGTTCCCGCCTCCAGCATCCCGAGCTTGGGCGGGGCTTTTCCTTCCCTTAGGGATTGCTGGAGCTGGGTTTCGTACTCCCCACCCTTGGTGATGTCGAGCACTGACGGAGGCCGGTAAAGGCTTGGAGGGGTGATCCCCTCAGGCCCTGGCTCAGGCGTAGGGGGTCCGAGGAGGTTCGTAGCTCCTGGAAAAGGCGGTGCGGAGATTGAAGCCTCAATAGGGAGCATTCCTCCCAGGGGGATATTGATCTGGGGGTTGGGATCATAGGGAGCTGGTGGTGTCCGCTTCTGCTTCTCTTCAGGCTCTTCGGCCATGGACCCATCATACCTTTAACTTAGCCGCAGTGTGAGGCATCCATGGATCCTTCCAGTTCCTCAGCCAGCACTTGACGCAGACCTTACGGACAGTGCCGTCAACGAGCTGGATCACGGGGATCCCCTTGTTTTTGCGCTTGCCACAGTCGAAGCAGGTCATGAGACATTATGGGCCGAGGGGATGAACTCGAAGGGCATTGCCTGAGAGGTCCCCAGGCGATACTTTTCTAGGGTCTCAGGGGGAAAGGCGGACTGGTTGGTGTGCTGGAAGGACTCCTCGGGGGAGGCGCAGTAATTGGTGAGGAAGATGTTCAGGACGCCGGATCTCACAGCAGCCGCACGCTCTGTCTCCCACCAGTAGAGATGCTCGTCTGGAGGGGTGTAGACCTTGCCTATCCACTCCTGGGAGGTCTCGATGATCTTGTGGGCGTACATATTGGTCAGCTTCCCAGGCTGCCACCCTTCAGGGACACGGGCTCGGTACTTCTTCTGCTCAGCGTAGACAGGGACGAATATGTAGTGCCAGCCTCGCTGATGCCCGTTTCTGACCTCTTCGGTGAACTCGTGCCACCAGTTGCCGCGCCCCTGGGCAGTGGATTCCAGGATGCACATGGTGAAGAGGGACTGAGGCAGGGTGGGGAAGAAGTCCAGCTCGATCATGCGGGGATAGGGCCAGGAGGCGCACTCGGTGAGATGGCCGAAGTCGAACTGACGCCCTTGGCCCAGGCCTGACTGCATTCGGGAGTGCTGGTAGAGGACGGCGGAGTTGAGGGCCTCGAAGGAGAGGTGCTCTGCCTTCACGTCGTAGCCCGTCTTGGGCTGCATCCACCAGGGTAGATTGTCCCAGATCAGCTTGTCTCGGTTGTAGAGCTCCAGAATTTTGTCTTCATCCACAGAAGCGCCCATAGCGCGAATATCCTGATAGAGGGTGAGACGGTGCATCCCACAAGCGCGGGCAAACATCGTTCCTCCGAGCTGACGAGCTTTATGGTCCACAACACGGATTCCGTCGACGGGGTACCCTCCGTCTTTCGCTGCATAGTTCTCCTCCTCAATTCGAGAAAAGTGGGTGAGAATGATCTCCTGGGCCTCCCAGAAGTTGAACAGGCCGGTGCCCCCGCCCTCCACGCCGTCGTAGGCGATGGTGCAGTAGCGGTTGGCCCAGTATCGGAAGTCCAGGCGGCACAGGGCCAGCTCGTTGCGGATGATGAACTTCTCCTCTTTGTTCATGGGGCGGCGGAGCTCCCCATCCTCAGTACGGAGAGAGTCGAGGTGCTCGTTCCACTCCAGGGCGGCATCCACGGTCAGGGGATTCAGGGTGATGTTGTGCTTGACCTGGTAGGCCTCAAT